TGGGGAATCGAACCCGGTAGAATCACATCATCTACCTACCACACACACATCACATCAGTGTGGCCACCTACTCCTATATCAGAAGAGCCCTGACAACCAGTCAAGTCGGTGTATTGGACTACCAAGTCCAAATAATTTGGGATATACTCTCCCAAAAGAGTGCTATGGTGGATCTACTCGTCATCCTCTACACCATAGTCTACGCTGAAAATCTCCTTTGTAGCATTGCAGCTAACAATGTCACCCACTTTGAGATTCTCAATCATTTCAACCAGCATGTACCAGTCAACATCTTCAACAAGAGGATACCGTCCCTTTAAGACAGAATTATCAAAACTATCAGGCGCACCAGCAGCCATAAAACGTTTCCTCAATGCATCTAAGATAAAATTCCCTGGTTCATTCTTCAACCCTTCGATCCGTTGTCTACCATACACTTCGAATCGCTCGCTGTCTGTGAGCGAATCGAACTGTGAACGGGTCAAACCTAACACTTGTGGGGTATATTCTTCCATGGTACCGAATGTTCGTAATAAAACCCCCAAACAAACGGTAGACACTTTCCCATCCGATATTCTCTTTAAAAAGGTTGCATCGGATGGGGAAGCGCAATATTTAATAGATAATTTGTACCCAATATTCTTGGCACCCTGCTCAATACAATTGGTCAATGCTTCAACGATTTTTTCTGGTGGAACATTAATTCCATCAAACTTAGTATTTGAATAATAAGCGAAAATGCTCATTGCAATAAACATTGATGCAACATTATTGAGAAGGGTTGTGATTATTAAGCCAGAATATTCAAAGAAAAAATGTGGCATTAAATTTACAAATTCTTCCTTGTTGCTTGGGTTCACTAATCTAGCCATGGAATGGGCTTGTCGCACAATATTGTCTGCGACTGTCTTACCAAATATGGATCGTATAATAATGTATGTGTAATAAAAAATGGACAACCGATTACTCATGTCGCACTTGCTAATATCGGTCTCAAAAACGTAGACTTGCCCATCAATCACAAACTTAAATACACTATCATCTGAATAAAAATAAAAAGAAGTTCTATCGTTCATGAACAACCTATTAAAAAAGGTGTCACTAGCTGATCTCTCTTGACAATCACAAAACTCATATCTGAATCCTGCGATAACTATTGAAGGTAAAAGACTAAAACCAGAGAACAATAATTTTGATAAATCTGCAACACCTCGACCAGCTAATACTGCTCCATCCAATGATCCAAACAATCGAGGATAACCATTATGTTTAGCCACCTCGTCCTTCACTTTCAATTGAGTTACAAAGTTTCCAAAGAACAAACTCCATAAAACTTTAAACTCCTCGGTCCACACAGTATACAAAGCTCTTTTTGGAGTTGGGAGCTGTGCTTGTGCAGTTAAAAAAGTGTTAGTATCAAGGTAACCAAAAATATTGGTGTAACAAATTTCAAAAAACTCAAAATACTTTCCAGATAAAAACGATATAAAATAATAAGACAAAGCTAACCAACACAAGATAAGCCTAGGAAGGCTGGTTAAAGTCAATACAAATTCTTGAACCCAGTCTAATGGAATTAAAACATGCCCATCAACTTTCTCGGTGCTTCTAATCGTAGCTTTGGTGTTTGTGTTCTGGTACTCAACAATATAGGTAGATGTTTCTGTGTCCCTCAATGGAAGACCCATTGGTAATTGGGTTCCATCAAATCTGGCATACAATTCATCTAGGTGATGATCAACCAACTCTTCCGAGTCACTCTCAACATCACACCTCTGTACAGTTAAATTTCCTTCGCACAATTCTAATAAATCAGACATACAACCAAAAGTAGATATGTATGGAAGAGATATGACAGTAGCTTGTCCCTCATTGTAATCCTCCTCATCATCCCGGGCTGCTAACAACCTGGGTAATGCCGAAACAGCAGTATTACCAGTGCGGGCATAGTAAACCCAAGGTTTATAACCAACAAACATACAGAAAAAAGGACGAGTCTTAGCTGTAGTGGTTGTTGTTTTAAACTTTGGATACTTGTCAATCTCAACTCCATCACCAATGTTACAGAGATCAATCCCTTTAAAAGATTTCCCATTTTTCAATCTAAATGAAAAACCTTTCTTAGAATGCAAGTGAAACAAACCATTGAACTTATATGACAATTCCTTGTCAAAAGTATTAACATAAGGTAACAAACCCACCTCACTCATACTCAATATGTTCAACTTATTTTGAATAACGTTACGTAGAAGATTTGGTAACGCTGGAGCATTGTCCTTAACACCTGGATAAGCAATTGCTTGCCGATACAGAAATGCTAACTGGGTACATGTTTTCAAAAAATCTAAACTAGTTCCACCTGTCTTTTTATCAAGATAGGTTAAAACAGCATTTTGATTTTTTAAATCAAACCCAATATTACCAAATTCCCTAACCAAAGATTCAAGCCATGGTCTAACGTACACAATTTCTTGTTTTGGATAATATACAGTTCCTAATTGAAAACTTGGAATCTCAGTAACCTCCAAAAACGAATCACTGTATGTAGAATCGTCATTAACATAATAATACTTACCAAAGCCAGGATTTTTCGACGTCCTCCTTCCAGATGAAAAAGGATCTTGAATAACGGGAGGAGAGAAACCCTCAGGGGGATTATACTCTCTACCAGTACCATCAATATAGACCGACTCCTCCTGACATCGTAAATAATAAAAACTAAATATGACCTCATGCCTCACTTCTTCTTCCACCTTACTCTCTTTCACTTCATCATTTCTCTCTGTCTCCTCGATTGGCTCCTTAAAATGTAACCAACCACAATGACGAGCATGACAACAATTCCTCAAAAAATTTACACACACATCTTGATTTACTCCCTCATGATTATATGGACAACTAGTGTTAATACAATCAGAAAGAATAAAAGATCCACTTCTCCAAGCATATGGACAAGATTTGCTTATCTTACCGTGTTCTCGCTCTGCAAATGTCTGAATTCCCTGACAAGTACCGTACCTACCTTCAACAGCACGAATACGTTTTGAATTAAATTTTCCAGCACGGATTCCACGTGGGTGACTCCGAGGGACCATATATTCAGTCTTAGGGATAACAATTCTATACAAAACGCTGAGGAAACTAGTGAATGGTGAGCACACCTCACCAGTCAAAAAGCCATCATCAACATTCTGGAAAGTTTCGTATAACATATACAAGAGCATTCCACCAAAAAACACAACTTTCTCACGAAAGGTTGAAGTTATATATTGAATTCGAAGTAATTCCCCTACAAAAGCTATCTGTGTCATGGCAGTTACCATAGACGTCATGAAAATGGTTGCATAAAAATAAATAGCAAAAGGGTAAAGGATCCAACGGAAAATCAATATCAACAAATACATCCTACATGAAATACCTAAATAATGGTAAATAGTGGAATAAGCACCAGACAAAAAAGCAATCTCAAATTGCAACAAATGGAAAAAGGGAACAAGATATGCGAATAATATATTAGGTTTCAAAAACAAATAAAAATTATATATAAAAAGACCAACAAAAATCACAAGTGATGTTGATCCAATTACAAATGTGGTCAAAGTTGCCCACCACACAATAAATCTCAGCCATGCAAACCCCAGACTAGCGACTCCTCTCGTTTGGCATGAAATTTCTGATGTGACGCGCAACAATGCGGGTGAAACCACACGTCCAGCCTGAATCGCAACACTACAAACCGGACGAACTGATACATAAATAAGACTAACTATAAAAGATGTAAACTGTAACAATGTATAAATTGACAAAATTGAAACTGAAGCAATGGCTATTGGGTATCCGAAATCCATCCAATACCAATGAACCATAGTTGCTACCCAAAACCAAACTGCTAAAAACATCTCAAATATATCACCCAATATCTCTTCCCATAAATCATCGGTTTCTGTAACCTCACCGTGACTACCGTTCAAAGATGAAATGACAATAAATGAGTTGCAATCAAAGCTGAGTTTCAGAAAATGTGCACGATACAAAACGACAGGCAAATCCTCGTCGCAATCATCATACACATCCATGCTCTTGCATTCTGTGCGACTAAAATCTGGTAATGTAATCAAAAATAAATACATTCTTTCAATAATGTCACCAAAAATACGTAAATGCATGGCATCTAAAACCAGTTCAATAAGGGCTAGCAAAGCTTCACTAAACTCAGCGATCATTCCGTCTTCAATATAGGCGACTTCAGCCAAAAATGGATAAAAAACCAGGTTAAACTCACGTAAAACCTCTTTAAAATCCATAGTCAACATTTGAAAATCACCCCTGAAAACCTCAGTTAAATGCCTAAACAATCCTGTGGATAGAACTGCAAAGCACTTCTCGCGTTGTTTTTTCTTCAATTTGTTTAAAAAATGACAAAATTTGATATCATACAAAATTAAACCCATCCAATGTGCTTCCCTCAATACGGTGTCAATTCCCAAATGCTGAGCATCCTTACAACCCATACAAAACTGGTATAATTGATCACGAATCCTCTTCTGGCAAAAGGTGTTTGGTATATCTGGCCCCTTCCCTTCATGATTCAAAAGCGCATTTAATGAGTTCATCAATGTGATGTATCTATACATATATGTATTAAGTGTGACTGCTCTGACACCCACACTATAAATATTACTACGTCTACAATTAAACTCCTGGAAAAAACGATATGAAACAACATGTTCTCCAGAAGATGGATAATTAACTCTATATACAAAATAGCACTCATACAATGGGACAACCATGTCAAAATTGTCCTTAATCGAATCAACAACAGTGCTATCAAGTTCCACGCTAGATAGCATAGTGCACAATTCGAAATAATCTGGGAAATCAAGGGGACTTAATGAACCTCCCAGAGCATTGTACCTGGCAAACGAAGGTAATGAGATAAGCTCATGACCTTCTTCTAATTTAATGAAGATTCCTCTTTCATTTTGCATCCTATCTGAGGTTTCACAGTTAGACTGTAATCCTAAATCAGCCTTGGCGTGGCAAGTTTCTGAAATAGGTTCGTGGCTATAACCACTCTCCCCCGGGAGATCTGTTTGTTGCTCAAAGTTAATGGAATCCTCTAAAAGGCATGGTCGATCCTGTTCTCTTTCGAGTCCAGCAGAGCTTTTGCTGCTGGCCAGGGTACCCCCAGTGCTTTCTAGTGCGCAAGGCACAATTCCCTTATCCTCACTACAAACCCCATATCGTGTATACTTATGTCGTACTTTCATGATTGGTCGATAGGGTGACCCAAACGGTCGTTAAAATCAGGTTTCGAAGCTGAAGTTTACTGCTATGAAAGATATCTAATCTAAATAAATTGGCTGAATCCACTTTCGTTCCGAAGAACTTCACGTGATGAAATCAGGGACTCACTAACACTTGTGCTGTTAGACGTTTATCTCGACGTAGAAATCACCTAGGTGTTGCGAGCCTAGGTACCTCATATGAGGACATTAAAGTCTACGTACACTTTTAAGACGGGTTTTCCCATATTTATCTAGCGGATGGGTTCCGCTTCATCATTTCAATCAGATTTTCCCAGCTGGACCACTAAAAGACAAACTTCTAGACAGTCCAGGTGCCCGTCTGGGTAAGACCTGATCAAATTCATCCTCCGATGAATCCATAACTATGTCAGGCTCAGTGGTTGTAAAAATCCGAGCTTGTTCTTGTGATGGATCTAAGAGAAGACCATGCTTAGTGGCAAGAGCTATAAGCAACTCTCGCTCGTTGTGATGCTCCAGGTCAACCTGGTAACGTTCAACGGTGGCTGATCTACCCATTGACATCGAAGGTAATTGATTCACAGTTGTTGCTACAGGGACAACACCCACAGGTATCGACAAAGGAACAAATACAGGTGTTCCTGAGGCTGTGGTGTCCCGAATCAATGTCATATTCAACTGAGTGGTATAACCAGAAGCACCAATGGTCATAACATTATTGGCAGAATAAGCATTGCCAGGATCTATAATAAAAGCTGGGGATGGACCCGTTGCTGTTACATAGAAGGTAAATGTGTATGATAAACGGCCGTTGCTTGCAAAAGTGGAAGACTGAACAACGACTGTTATATTTGGGCTCAAGGTTGTTGAGCATGCTGATTGATGTGTTTGTTGATTCAAGTTGACTGGAATTGTAGAAGTGAATGGATCATATGTTGAAGCTACACAATTGACAAGTCCAGAAATGGCTATAGCGGGGTTAGTTCTTAAAGTTTGGACAACTCCAAGAGATCCTGAAGGTGTACCGGAAACTAATGTCGTTGAACTGTTTCCGGCTATAACACCATTAACAGTCAACTGAACTAAAACGCCATTACCTAATTCCAAATTTGCCATGTTGACAACCAAACGGGTTTGTCTTGTGCCACCACCATCATTATATGACAATGTAGAAAACAAAGGTTTACTATTGCCATTTAAAGACAATGGGGTAAAACGCCCATTAAAATTCAACTGGGTTGGTGCTGAGCCAATGTTTGATTCAAAAGGACCTAAGAAATTTCCAACCTGATTGTTGGCTGGATTCCCCGCCAATAAAACGGTTCCTATCTTTGGTAACTGATAAATCGGTTGCACTAACTCAACATCAAATGATATCCACAACTGACCAATAACTGATCCGGGTGTGTACGATGTTGGAAGACCCTGGGTGGCTAGAGTCACATCTACAAAGTTGTATGTAGCAGGATCAATGACTACGTTTCTGCTATTCTTAACATTGTAATAATTAAAAGATTGGGTTTGACATTCCACTCCATACATTATACAATGATCTGGTCGAGCCATGACAGAATCTGTGGAATTCTCTAGCTCAATAGCATTTTGAAATGGTGCTTGCAAAACATTATATGTTGCTGCAAACATCACGTAGCCCATTGCTGGTGTTTGATTATATGATGAGGTTGTCGAAACAAACTCGAAAACTAAGCCATGGAATTTGTATTGTTCAAACAAAATAGCCAAACTACTTAACCATGGGAATATAGATGAATCCCCAGGATTAACAGTATAGACCATTGGGTTAAACAAAGCTCCATTAGCTGGAGCTGTAATATCCATGACATATTCTCTATGAGAAACTCGAACGGAGTTACCTGATGTGTGCATCTTCGGAATCGATAATGCATTACCCTCGGCTAACCCAGAACCATCTCGTTTCTGTTTAAATAATGAATTTGAAACTGGCGTCCCGCCTAAAGCGTAATCACCAGTGCCAGAAACTTTATTCAACAAAAATTTCGCGAGGCCTTGGGTTGTGTTCCGTGAGCCGGGTATGAAGTGATCAGAGATTGTACCTGCACCATTAATCAACATGGACCGAGTCGCTTTGTTGCTTAAAGCCTGCTTGACAGCTCCTTTCGCCATACTAGCTATGTCTTTCATTGAGTAAGCACCTGAGCCTTTTGCAACTCCAGTGTTATTCTTGTTCATTTTCTTCCCCCCCTTCTTTTTTTGAGTGTTCTTCTTCTGCGGCATTGAAAGTTCCGCCCCGGAAAATAGTCCTGGTTGACACGTGGGTCCCGTCTGGGTTGCTACCCCAGTTTCGTGCCCTTGACTGCTAAGTCCTCAGGCCTCATTCCACTTGTCTAGATACTATCGCAAAGATTTACACCTCTTCATTCCCTGTACTGTCCACATACCGTGTGGAAAATGGGCTGGTGGCTACCCACATTCTCATGTACATTTCATTTCTGAGGTAATCAGATTCCCTACACCCCACAAGTGTTCGAGAAAATCTGAACTGTTGTTAAACTTCACATGAAACCAGGATACTATTCCCCATCAAACGACCTCGCGGTGGGGGCAAATAACCGTGTGTGTCTTTTCCACGTGTCACACATCCACTCATGCGGGAACTCTCGGGCCCCGCCTCGCCGGCTAACTATCGTATAGCATTATCACGCTAGAGCAACACAGGTGCTCAGGAATCCTGGATTTTAGGTAAATTCTAACCCCAACAAGCACGTTGGTCTTCCCACAGGTTCGTACATATAAATATGACCGTTCACGGCGAGACTCAGTCTCATCCCGGTTACTCTTACCCGCTGCAGTTCCCCTTCAAGCGTAATTAATGAAGGATCCAGTCTGGTAAAGTTTTAATGAAACCCAGACCTCCCAAGGGGAGCATCCCCC